TGCAAGCACTGCGCACCGATTACGGCAAAGCGATGGTGATTAGCAGCGGGTTTCGACACAGGACCCACCCGATTGAAGCCGCCAAAGCCGAGCCAGGCGCTCACAGTACCGGCCATGCGTGTGATGTAACCATTCGTGGCGGGGATGCCTTGAAGCTGATTGAGATGGCGCTAAAACATGGCTTTACGGGCATCGGTGTGAAGCAGTCCGGCGACAGCAGATTTATTCATCTTGACGACCTGCCACACGCGACCAGTCGCCCGCGTCCGTGGATTTGGAGCTATTAGTGGATGACGAAAGGCGGCGGCTCGAACCGCAAGATCAACAGCACCATGAGCGACCTTTAACGGATGCCGAGTTGCGAGACTTGCGCGAAGTGCTGGAAGCAGACCGACGCATGAAGTGGGTATGGGCTTCAGCTCGAATTGGCGCTATCTGGATTGCCGCAGTCGCCGGCACAGTGTCCCTTTTGTGGGATAGCCTTGTTCGTTTTGTACTTCACATAGTGGGCAGATAAATGCGCGCTTTATTCTCAAAAGCTTATGAGTGTGAAAACCGCAGGCGCCCTAACATGGGCAAATTCACGCGATATGCACTTTACGTTGCGATTGTGAGCGCCTTGTGGGCTGGCTTTAAGAAATTTGAGCCAGCTGTATTCCCGGTTGTTAAGGGTTTTGAAATTACCAGCGCAAAGAATGAGGCCGGTGGAAGGCTGCGCATAAGCGGCACCTTTGACAAAGTTCGACCGTGCGAGTTTGTGGAAGTCATCGGCTACTCCGGCAGCCAGTTTGTTTCGATTGCCTTTGATGGGCTGCCTAATGCTCAAGTGCCCAGCCGGCTAACAGGGCGGCAGACCTATGGGCCGTGGATATTGGTGCCGGAGGTTAATCAGCTTGAACTGTATTCGCGCCACAAATGCGCAACCGGCCAAGTTGTCACGAAACTATTTAACGGCGCGATAGTGCTATGAGTGAGCATCCGAATCCCAGCCAGTATTGGTTCCACCGCAGGACAATGGCTTACGCCTGCTTAACCGCAATCATCGTGAGCCTTATCTGCGCCCTGACCGGAAAAATCCCTGAGCCAATGCTGCCGTTGGTTGAGGGATTATGCTGGATTCTCGGCTTCATCGTTGCGGCTTACTACACCAACAACGCGGCTGAAGCGTTCGCCAAGGTGCGCAAATGATCCCTTACGCCAAGCCCGCAATCGCCCTTGTCGCAGTCGCCGGATTAACCGCAGGCGGTTGGCTGGCCCGAGGCTGGTTTGAAGACAGCAAAGAACTCATCGCAATCACTGCACAGCAAGCCCTAGCCGACGAAATCAGAGCGGGCCAGGCCGAAGTGTCACAGCTAGTTGAAAAGCGGCTGGGCGAGCTTAGAGCGAACGAGCGCGTGATAGACCGGGGAGTAATTCGTGAAATTCAAAAACCGATTTATCAGCGCGTGTGTCTTGCTCCTGACGCTATCAGCTTGCTCAACGATGCCGCCAGTGGTGTTGCCCGCGAATCTAACGATCAAATGCCCGCAAACCCTACCGCTGCTGACTGACGGCACAGGTAAAGACGTTGTGCTGACCATGCGCGAATGGGCTTCCCAATATCACGATTGTTCGACTCGGCATAACGGCCTGGTTGACGCCCTTGGAGTTCAATAATGCCCGGAATCCCCGCGAACATCACAATCGAAGGCCGCACCCCGGCGACGATCAAAGGCCGCGTTGCGCCGCTGATTAATACACTGGCGTCTGCGCGTGGTGGGTTTCGGGCTGGGGATGATACGGGAGGTGGGGCTGCTCCGGTTGGTCTGTTTTTCCAAGACAATTTTAACGATCAGGCGGACTGGGATGCAACGATTGCCCCCGGTGAAGCCTATGCTGCCGCTGGAGATACATTACCAGCAGGATGGGATGCAGCCAGAACAACATCGGGGTGGTCGCCTTCCCGTGGCGCAGAGTATTCAGACGGCTTTGAGCCGCTTTATGTAAAGGCTGGCTCAGAATTTACGCGCTCCGGCACTGGCAAAGCCCTTGTTGCATATCGTTCTGCACGAGAATCGTCAGCTTGGTGGGGGGATAAGATCCTATGCAAATTTCTACCAGAAGGGACAAAAAGTGTATTTGTGCGGTTTTGGATACGGTATCAACCCGGATGGACAAATCGCGGACAGACTAAAATATTCCGAGTCCAAGGCGCGGACATGAATGAGAACATCTGGAACTCCAGCAGCTTGCGGCCAGGAGCCATCTGGGATTTTCAAGGAAATTCATATGGATCGAGGAATTTCATTTCCAGAAGATCGTCAGAGTTTGGGTGGACAAACCCGCCGATGGTTGGCACCCGACAGATTGGCACTGGGGGAGACAGCCCGCTTGATTGGCGCGTTGACAGCCATGACCTCGATAACAACGGCACCCCAGACAACTACCCCCAATTGAGAAGTGCGATTGATAATTCGGTCATGACCCTTGACGGGAGCATCACCGAACACAGTGAGTTCATGGGCTCTGCTTGGCACAAAATGGAGTTCTACATGGAAATGAACTCAGCAGCGGGCGAGCAAGACGGCAAGTTTGTGCAATGGGTAGACGACCAGTTAATTCACCGAAACCTTAAAATGCCGTGGCGTCAAAACGGCGCTGTTGGCTACGAAGATTTCAGGCTAGTTAAATTGGGTGGTAACGATGCTTGGTTTTCTGGGCAAGACGGGGCAGAAATCACCGACGAAATGAAGTTGCAAGAGTGGTATGCAATCGACGAGGTGCAAATCTACCTGAGCTTGCCGGAAGAGATGTCGTGGGTGTCAATGCCGCAGGTCTAAACAGCAAAATTTTATTTGGAAGGTTTCTATGAGTAATCCAAACGTAGCCGGCATTTTGGGAGGAATTGGTGGGGTAGGTGTGAAGACCCACACCTTTAGCGTTCCTTCAGGTGCTATTGCAGGCGAAAAACTTCTTCTTATCATTGCCGCGTATTCTGAAACCGGAGCCGGAAATTTTGAAACTCCTGCCGGGTGGTCTGTCGGGGTAATGAACAGAAATGACAAAATCACTCTGTCTGTGTTTGAAAAAACTTCGACGGGTGGTGAGTCCACCGTAGCTCTGTCAGCGGAGCAAGGTGAAGCAACATCCTATGGATATGTACTAAGAGCTTCGGAGTGGGCAGACATTGAGTATGCTACCGTATTTGAGCAAGATGGATCTTTTAGTGTAACTTCTGTAACTGCGCCGACAGTCACACCGTCCTGGACTGAAGACACACTGTATTTAGTCATCGGAGCTAACGGACGAAGTAATAAGCTTTTCAATACCCCTGTAACTGGCTACACGAGCCTGGCTGGCGTATCGGGCGTAAATGCCGGTGGCCGGGGCGTTGGCCTACTTGTTGGGCATAAGCAAGGAGCTTCCTCGGCTGAAAGTCCTGGCGACTTAACGGCAGGAAACTATTCTGATTACAACTCGGTCACTATTGCGCTAAAAGCAGCGCCTGAGCCCGTTCCAACAGTCACCACCACCGACACCCTGCAACCCGGCGAAGAGTTCACCCTAACCGCAACCAACTACGCCTCAACCCCAGTATCACCGGCCACGCTCACCGACAGCCAAGGCAGCACCATCACGGTTCCTGTCACAATCAGCGGCTCAGGGCCATACACAGCCGTGGGCACAATGCCAACCCTTGCCGAAGCGGTCACTGCGGGCACGTCACTGTTGTTCGGCGATGTAACTATTGAGCTGTCCACCTGATGGCTACCGTCGATGTCACCTACTCACCGGCAGCGGGGAGAAAGTTTGTCACCCTAACAAGTTGGGCAGGTGACGCGGCATTCTCACCGACACCAGTGGCAGATGGACAGATCGAAGGGCCAGACGCGCTCACGATGGGCGCAGACGGGGTTGTGACTGGCTCGGATGGCACGTATGCGCTGACGTATATTTCACCGACTGGCAATATTCAGGCGGCTAGTTACGAAATCGGCGAAGCGGCTGAATCAGCTACCGTCACGGCAACTTACGCCCCAGCAACAGGGCGTCAATTTGTATCGCTAACGTCATGGACCGGTAGCGCGACATTCGCTACTACGCCCACGGCTGGCAGTCAGATCGAAGGCCCAGACGCGCTGACGATTGGCAATGACGGCGTAATCACTGGCCCCGACGGCACGTACACGCTGAATCACATCACCCCGGCGGGCGTTATCGAGTCGTTGAGTTTTGTGATAACCACGGCTGACACCACCGCGCCTATCATCTCGGCGTTGACCGCTGCGGGGACTGACCCTGACACAATCGACGTGGCCTTTAGCACAGACGAAGACAACGGCACGGCGTATTTCTTTGCATCCGGCAGTGCAACCGAGACAGCCGCAGCAATCAAAGCTGGAGCCCAGGGCAGCCAAGCTGTATCCGCAACCGGCGAGCAGTCCCTAACGCTAACGCTTGCGACGGGCACGTATCGTATTCACGCGATGCACGAGGACGATGCGGGCAATCAGTCGAATATATTGTCTAGCGCTGAAGTGGTGTTGGCGGCGATACCCGAAGTGGGCACAGGCACTGCGACCTACGCGCCGCCCGCCAATATGACGCTAACGATTGTGCAGGAGCCAGTAGACGAATACCTGACTGATGGATGGAGCAGCCCGCCTGAAACTGGCGAGCAGGTTCTGACGTTTACCGCAGAAGGCGCATTCGACCCCCAATTAAATTGGTCCGGTCCGGCTGAAGGCGCGTTTGATTATTATTACATCAACAACGCCGGCGCTATGTTTCAGCGCACGATTACAACTGGCTCGCTGGATTCTCTGCCTGATGAGAATACAGAGGTTCCACAAGGCACCTGGACCATCGGCACAATTACAATCGGCGAGACCACTGCGAGCCTGACGCCCAGCTACAGCCTGACTGATGCAGCCAGCTATCAATATTCGATCAACTCCGGCGACTGGGTAACGTTTACCGGCACTATCTCGCTGACAAGCCTGGCAGATGATACGCCGTTCAGTGGAGCGTTAAGGGCTACAAATTCGGTGGGCAGCGGGGCTAGTGCGTCGTTTTCGTTTACGACGGATGCGATACCTGCCGAGCCAACGGTTCCGCAAGGCGCGATAACGGCGCTGTTCCCCGTCACAACTCAGACCGCAGCAGAAATCACGTTCTCGTACAGCGAAACAGATTCTAACGGCTTTGAGTATTCATCAGATGGGTCAACATGGACAGCGGCCACTAGCCCGCTTGAGTTTACTGGCCTGACTGCCAGCACCACGTATTCAGTTCAACTGCGAGCCATTAACGACGTGGGCGCAGGTGAAGTAATCGGCATCAACTACCGAACCAAAGGCGAAGTGACCGTTGTCCCAGAGGGTGACTGGCCATTCTTCGTGCCCACTACCGTTGCGCCAAAAACATGGCAATGGAGTGGCAGGCATCCGAAGACCGGTATGCGGGTTCGGATATTCGTTGAGACACCATGATGAAAAAGCTAACCGCAAGGCAGTCGCTTTTTGTGGGCGAGTACCTTGTTGACCTAAACGCTTGCCACGCCGCAGTCAGAGCAGGCTATAGCGAGAAAACCGCGAGCAGGATTGGCCCTGAGCTACTTGGAAAAACTTGGGTTGCCGAGGCTATCCAGAAGCGCATGAATGAGCGGTCAAAGCGCACAGAGATCAGCGCCGACTTTGTGCTCAACGGCATCATGAAGAACATATCCCGATGCGAGCAAGGGGAGCCGGTTAGAGACCGTTCTGGCGAGCTTGTAATGATCGAAACGGACGACGGCCTAATTGCCCCGGCATACAAATACGACGCATCAAACGCGCTCAAGGGGTACGAGCTGATAGGTAAGCACTTGAAGCTATTCACCGACAAGCACGAACACGCCGGTCCCGGTGGCGGGCCAATCCAAAACGCCGTCACGTTCAACTTCACAGGCGTCAATGCAGATTCAGATTAAGTGCCTGGATAAATTCCAGGCGCTGATTAAAAAACGAAAGCGCGTCAAGATTATCCTGGGTGGTCGCGCATCCACCAAAACCACCTTTGTAGCAGATTACGTTGCCGCTTGCATGACAGCCGGCCAACTCTGGTGTGGTGGGCGAGAGTTTCAAAACTCCATTGATGAGTCGGTACACCGCACACTGCAAGACGAGATCCAACGGCTCGATATTCCAGGCTTTGAGTTCAGCCGCACCGATATGTCTCACCAATCAGGCGGGCGGATCTTTTACCGGGGCCTAGCCCGAAACATCCTGTCACTCAAGGGCATTCTGTCCGGCGTTGATGGCTTATGGGTAGAAGAGGGCGAAGGGTTAAGCGAAGACACCTTGCGCATCATGACAGCCTCCACACGAGCCACAGCCGCCGACTTTGACGCAGCGGTGGCCGCAGGCATTCCGCTATCAGAAATGAAGACGCCTGAAATCTGGATCACGATGAACCGGGGCAGCCGATCCGACCCTATCAGCAAGAAGTACCTGGCGAGGGCTGAGCGTGACCTTGAGCGGCACCAGTATTACGAAGACGACGAATTAATTGTCATCGAGGCCAATTACAACGATATGCCGCGGGAGTGGTTCCTGGCATCTGGCCTTGAAACCGAGCGAGCGTCTGATTTTGAGCACATGACGCGGCAGCAGTACGAACACAAATGGCTTGGCAAGTACCTGGAGGCCGTGGATGACGCGATCATCCAGCCCGAGTGGTTTGATGCCTGCATTGATGCCCACGTAAAATTAGGGTTTAAGCCCGCAGGCCGCAAGGTGGTGAGCCACGACCCGAGCGACAACGGCGCCGACGACAAGGGTCTGGCTTATCGCCACGGCTGCGTGTTCTTCGACGTACAAGCGCGGAGCTTTGGCGATGTGTCTGAGGGCTGCGACTGGGCAACAGATTACGCAATCCAGATGCAGGCGCAGGATTTCATCTGGGACGCTGACGGTCTGGGCCTTGGCCTTCGTCGCCAGGTGGCGGATAACCTCACCGGCCAGGCCATGCGGCAGGAACTTTTCAGAGGCTCCGCAGGTGTCGATAAGCCGGACGCCATGTATCAGCTGATTGACGACAACAGTGCCAAGCCAATCAGCAACCGGGACGCATTCAAGAACCGCCGAGCGCAGGCATACGTCCACTTGGCCGACTGCATGTACCGAACGTATAGGGCAGTGGTCAAAGGCGAGTATCACGACCCTGACACCCTTGTGAGCTTTTCCTCCGAAATCAAAGAAATGAGCGGGCTGAAGTCCGAGTTATGCCGGATACCAAAAAAGCCGAACGGCACGGGCAAGATTCAGATAATGAGCAAAATTGACATGAAGGCGCTGAAAATTGAGTCGCCGAATATGGCCGACGCCGTGATGATGTGTCTCGCAGTGCCGGACAAGATTGCTCAAGCCATTTTTATTCCTCCCGCCATCAAACCCATGGGCCAACGCAATGGAACTGGAAGAAATCAAAGAACTCGTTGATGACGCGGAAGCCAGCACCAGCGCAACCCGCGAAGAGGCGGGCGATATGCTGGTGTTTGGTCGCATATCCCAATGGGATGACGACATTGGCGCGGACGTACAAACCGAATTTCGCGGCACGTTCGATATTATCAAGTCACGACGCAACCGGATATTGGGCGAGCTATGGTCCAACCCAGTGGGTATCAGCTTTCGGGCTGAAGATGGCGCTGACGAGGATGCAGCCGAAACCCTGACCGGTATGTACCGTACCGATATGCTGCGCTCAGAAGAGGCCATAGAGACCGCACTGCAAGACCAGGTTGATTGCGGCTTTGGCGCGTTTCGCTTTGTCACAGAGTACGAATCCAAGTTCGACGATATGAACAACTATCAGCGGATCATTGCTGAGCCAATCAACGAAGCCAACAACGTCGTCTATTTTGACAGCAACGCGAAGAAAAAAGACAAGTCAGACGCCCGCTGGTGCGCCATTATCACCACGTTCACTAAGAAGGGCTGGGAGCGTTTCGCGGACGAGATGGGCATTGATTACGAGGCCAACAAAGAGCCGACGCCGTTCAAGTCGCCGGAGCGCAGCAATACTCTGTTCTGGCGCTCAAAGTCTGACGAAATCAAGGTAGCCGAGTTTTACAGCAAAGAGAAAAAGCGCGAGCGCGTGCTGATCTTTGAAGATCCGCTGGGTCAGACCAAAGCCGTTTATCAGCGCGAAGTCAAAGACGTGATTGATGAAATGGAGGGCGCCGGGTTCGTCAAGATTGGCGAAAAGATGAAAGACCGCTGGGTAGTCACTAAAGAGATTGTGACCGGCGAGAAGGTGCTGAAGAAGCAGCGCATACCCGGCGAACATATCCCCGTTGTCCCGATTTACGGCGATTGGAGCCGCGTTGAAGGCCGCGAGCTATGGCGGGGCATCTATCACGACGCGCAGGACGGGCAGCGCCTGCATAACTTCACTATGTCGTATATGGCCGACATCGTAGCCAAAGGGCCGCGCCAGAAGCCGCTGTATTTCCCCGGCCAGATACAGGGCTTTGAGTGGATGCACTCGACATCTGGTGCCGACAACAATCTGCCGTATTTGTACCTGAACGAGCAGAGCCCCATCACCGGCCTGCCGTACCCTCAAGGGCCGGCATCCTACGTTGAGCCGCCACAGATACCCCAGTCCGCAGCCGCACTGCTGGAGTTTACCCGGCGCTCCGTGGATGACGTAACGGGCGGCGCATTGTCGCAAGATCAGATGATGAGCGGCCAGGTAACAGAGGGTCAAATCAATTCCGCGCAATCCGCGCAGAACATGGAAACCTTTCTGTACCAGAACAGCTTCGCGCTGGCCATGAAGCAAGCAGGCCGTGTTTACGCATCCATGGCCGCAGAACTGTATGACGTGCCGCGCGAAGCTATCACCACGCAGCCGGACGGCACTGAATCGTCTGTTAGCGTTATGGAGACGGTATTCGATGAGGAAACCGGCGAAGAAGTCACGCTGAACGACATAACTAAGGGAAAGTTCAACGTCTATGCGGACGTGGGGCCGAATTTCCAATCACAGAAAGACGAAGCCCGTACCGAAATGCGCGAACTTTACACAGCACTGGCAGGCACGCCAGAAGGCGAAATGGCGCTGTTGACTTACTTCACGCTGATGGATGGGCCAAAGACCGACCACCTGAAAGCTTACGCACGCAAGAAGCTAATCATGCAGGGGATCATGGAGCCTGACACAGACGAAGAAAGGCAGATGCTTCAGGAAGCCCAGCAGCAACAGAATAATCAAGAGCCAGACGCCAACATGATGCTGGCGATGGCAGAGCAGGCCAAGGCAGAAGCCGATATGGCCAAGGTTCAGATGGATGGGCAGCACAATCAAGTGCAGAGCCAGGTGGACGCTTACAACGCTGAAACGAAGCGACTGGATGCGATGGCCAAGGCCAAGAAGTACGGCGTCGAGTCCAGCAAAGTCAGTGCAGAGATACAGGGCACCGAACTGGACAACCTGCAAAAGCTTCAGCAGGCCATGATGCCGGCAGGTATGCGCTCCAACTAATTCTATAACCCTTCACGTAATGTTATAATGTTTCACAATCGAGCAGGGCGAACACCCTGATCCGAGTTCGGCGGATACCGAATATACGCAAATAAAGGCGTCAACTTTATGTCACTGAAAGAATTACGAGCTTTAGCCGAAGAAGACGACACAGCCACCACCAAGGCGGACGAGCCGGAAATTCAGGATGAGCTAGAAGCGGGTGAAGCCGACGAAGGCAGTTCTGAGGAAGATGGCGCCGAAGCTGAAGATGAGGGCGAGTCGGATGATTTTGAGCTTGAGCTAGACGGGGAGTCAGAACCCGACCGACAGAAGCCTAGCGCAGAAGAGGCGCTGATTCATAAGCTGACCAAAGAGCGCAAGAAACGTCAACAGGCGTCTACGGAAGTGGACGAGCTAAAAGCGCAGATTGCGGATATGCAGAAGGCCATGAACACCGGCCAGTCGCAGCCGCAGCGCCAACAGCAGGCACCTGACGCGCAATACCCGCGTGTACCGTTGCTATATGAGAACGGGGTGGATACAGCCGAGCAATACGGGACGGCTTACCAGAAGTGGGTTAACGAGTGCAGGCGCATTGACGAATCGAACAATCAGCGGGTTCAGCAAAATGATGAGTACGCCAAATCCATGCGGTCTAAGACCGAAGGGCTGGCAAAGCGGGCGGCGCAGTTTGCGACAGATAACCGGGTCAGTGTTGACCGTGTAGCTGATGCACTCAACCGCGCCACTGACGAGGTAGACGGAGCCACGAACATTGAAGGCTCTTTAGCTTACTTGTTGGATTCAGTCGGAGATGGTGGTGAGCGGGTCGCTTACTACATCGGCACAAACGAAAACGCCATGACGCAGATTAAGCAGTTGCTAACAGACGACCCCAACGGGTTTAAGGCAATCGCCCACATGACGCGACTGGCTGAGAAATTGAAACCGAAACACTCCAAACGAATCAGCAAAGCCCCTGCACCCGATGAATCATTGCGTGGTGATGGGTCGCCAGCCTCCAGCCGGAAGCTACAAGATGCTTTTGATAAGGCATCCAATACCAGCGACCTGAAAGCCATGCGAGACATTCAGAAACAAGCGGATGCGCGAGGGGTTAAGCTCACATAGGTATTAAGACATGGCTAATCAAACAGCTAAGAATATCCTGGCCTTCTACGACGAAGCCTGTAAGCAAATGAACGACAGCTTTGTTTATGCGTCACGCATGGGCATTGACACTCAACCCGGCGTGGATCTGCAAAACGCCAACAACGTGTACTGGAAGAGTGTTGAGCAGCAGGCGCCGATTGTATCCGGCTTTGACCTGTCCGGCACAACCCCAGGCAACATCATCGAGCAGACCTATCCGCTGAACGTGGAAGCGCCGCGGAACGATTGGTTTACCCTTCGTGCCGAGGAATTGCGCGATACCACCTTTATGAAACGCCGCGCCATGGCCGGTTCTCGTAAATTGAGCTCAGATGCCAACCTTCGTGCTGCCAACCTGGTAGCCAATACTGGCACCATGTACTACGAGTCTGGCAAAGCAGGTTTTGACTTCGTATCCGAGGCGTCAACGCTGATGTCTGAGCGCCAGGCGTATCGTGATATGGGCTCCAGTTTTTTCCTTAACCCGCGCACCTATCAAGTCATGGGCTCTGACCTTGCGTCACGCTCTGATCTGTCCGGTCGCCCTGAACAGGCGTACGGAACTGGCCAGATTGGCAAGAACGTGGCCGGCTTTGATGTGTTTGAGGCTCCGACCTACGGCACCATCCCGACCCAAGCGGGCGCAGCCAGCACAGTGTCCGCTAACGTGGTTGAAGTGCCTGAAGGCTTTAAGGAAGTGGGCGGATCTATCCAGAACATTGATTACCGTTACGGCACGGTCAATCTGACCTCTGGCGCCAACTACCAAGTGGGTGATGTTATTACTTTTGCTGGCGTGAACGCGCTGGGACTGATGGACAAGACAAACACTGGCCAGTTGATGACATTCCGTGTTATCGCAAAAGCCACCAACGCCCTGACCATTTACCCCAAGCCGATTGCCGCAAACCAGGCTGGTATCACTGCATCGCAGGCCGCTTACGCCAATATCAGCACGGCGATTGTGTCCGGCATGTCAGTGGCCAAGGTCAACGTAACGGGCGGGCAGGCGAACAGCTTCTGGGCTGATGACTCTGTTGGCTTCGTGAACGCTGACGGCAACCTGGACGTGTTGAACGAGTTTGATGGCATGAAAGTGACTAGCGAAACCCTGGACAACGGCATTAAGCTGTACATGGCTTATGACGCCAAGCTGGACACCCTGAACTGCCGTGTTCGTCTGTTCACCTGGTATGGCCTGGTCAACAAAGACCCGAGCCGTAACGGTAACGCCATTTACGTACCGGCATAACGAGACAGGGGGCGAAAGCCCCCTTTCTTTTGGCCCCTAAACCAGCGGGTGAGAAATGACCAAGGGCGAACTGGCATCAAGAGTGCTGAAGCTAATCGGCGTCAATTCGCGGTTTGCAGAGGCAGACCCCGGCGAGACTCAGGACACGCTGAAGTATATGGAAGATTGGATTCTGGCCAACAACGCCGTGGGCAGGCGTATCGGCTATATCGTGTCCGATGGCGAGCCGCAGGCTACTGAGGACTCCGGTATACCTGGCTGGGCCGTCATGGGCGTCACCAATTCCGTCGCAATGTACGTAGCCCCCTATTTTGAAAAGATGATCCATCCGGCGATTCCGCGCAATGCCAGCATGGGAATGCAGACCATCGCAAACCGTACCGCTGAAGCTGAGCCGGTGCAGTATCCGGGCCGGTTCCCGAGGGGCCAGGGCAATCACGGCCTTTATGGCGCCAAGTATTACCACCCCTATGAGCGGGTGATTACTCATAACGACTTCCTTTCTGACGAAAACGACACGCCGGTAACGCCATGAAACTGCCGCTTATCAAAGGTACGCGGGTTGATGGTGACGCCGAATGGCGTGACACGCTGCCTGCAAACATGGTGGGCTTCTCTCAAGCCGTGGGCTCGTGGACAGGCTACCTCCGCACCGCTGATGGACTTACTCAGTTCGGGGCGGGCATTGGCATAGATCGCGGCGGATTGTGGTCTGACCGCTTCCGTAAGCACGTCCGAGTGTCAGGCGATAAACTGATTCAAGTGGGCCAGTTCGGTGAAGTCACTGAAATCACCGGGCCTGCTATCGGTGGCCCCGGCCAGGTCGCTATGGATAACAGTTTCAACTCCGTTGCTATCGTGTCAGGCGGTGATTATTACCGCTATGACGGTGATGTGACCGTGGCAAAAGTCACCAAACCCGCAGGCGCAGGAAACTTCATAGACTTGTGCTGGATTGATGGCTATTACATCTTCACTGACGGCGAGAATCTATGGAATACCACGCTCAGCGGCTCAGGTGAAACCACGTTTGGCGGAAACCAGCGTGCCGGGTCTGACTTTGCGCCGGATGAAATTGTTGGTATTGAGAAATCCACCGACAATAAGTTGATGGTATTCAACCGATACACCACTGAGCGCTTCTACAACAACGCAGGGCCGCAGTTCCCGTTTGCCCGCATACCCAACGCTGCAATCCCGATTGGCATTGTTGGCACCCACGCCAAGGCCAGTATCGGTGATAGCCGCTTCGTAGTGTTTGGCGGCGGCAAAGAATACAGCCCCGGCTTCTACATGCTGACCAACAGCTACCAAAGCATTTCGACAAAAGAAATTGATTCTGTCATTGACGGCTATTCGGATTTTGAGTTGGCCAATATTCAGATCGAATACCGGGACACCCGCGACCAGGGGCTGGTTATCTGCCACCTGCCAAGGCACACGCTGATCTATGACGTGAGTCTCAGTCAAACTCTGGGCGAGAACATCTGGTATCAGTGGAGCAGCGGCGAGTCACCTTGGCGCGGCGTGAACGGCGTTTATGATCCGCGTAACATTGACGACAAAGCATCTGGCTGGGTGTACGGCGATAAGCAGGATGGGCGCATTGGCAAGCTGGATCAATCGCTATGCACTCAATATGGCGAAACCGTGGAATGGTCATGCACAACGCCAATTGTTCGCGCCGGCACCACTGTCATGGCCGCTGAACTCGTCACGGCGCCCGGTCACAGCACGGTCATTGATGACGTTGTGTTCGTGTCCACCACTAAAGACGGCGTGCTTTACGGGCCTGAAGTGCTGATGTATCGCGGCAACCGTGGCGATTATCAAAAACGCATCATTGCCCGCAGGCTGGGCGACTATCCGCGATGGTTCGGGATGCGCATCAGGGGCAAGAGCGCCGGAGTGTTCAGCATTACAGGGGTAGAAATAGATGAGGCAGGATGATGCGACAAGATAGCGCTGTCAGTTACGCCGACCTTGAGCGCCTTGGCTGGCCTAAATTCATGATTGACGACTATATGGGCCGGTTGCTTGAGCTATCACCCCAGCGGGGCGCCACGACCGACCCTAACGGCGTATACGCGGCTAACATCAACGGGATGTACGTCAACACGGCATCTAATGCCTTGTGGTTCAACCCAACGCCAGGGAGCCTAACCGGATGGATAGCTCTTTAGAGTTCACCCCCTACTCTGGCGACCTAATGGGCCTGCCTACCAACGAAAACCATATGATATTCCGCTGGAATCGGAAGGACTGCAAAGTTCTGTTCTCAGCTTCACGCCGGGGCAATGCCGCATCCTGCCATTTTGCAAGCGACAAGCGAGGATTGCGCCACATCAAAGAAGCCGTTGACGGGTTTGTGCGTTTCGCTTTCTGGCTGTTTGATTGGTGCGAGATGGTTCTGGCGCAGGTGGGCCGCGCAAGTGTGGGCAGGCTCATCGAGAAAACGGGCTTTATTCCCGTGGCTGAAATTGACGACACAACGGTTTATGCGAGGGCAAGATAATGGGCAACATTGTTTCAAAAGTTACGGACGGGCTCGGCCTTACGGACTCCCAGCAGGGCGCAAGAGCCGTTGAATCTGGCACAGCGCAGCAGGTAGCCGCACAGCGCGAAGCCCTTGCTTACATGAAAGAGCGTGAGGCGCTACCGCAGCAATTCCGTGAAGGCGCACTAACTCAGCTTGGCGGGTTTTATGGCCTTGAAGGCGGCGATCCAAACGCTGACCAGAATCTGCAAGCGAATCCGCTATTCCAGGCAACCATTGGCCAGCTTCCACAACAGGAAGAGGCCATTCTTCGCAACCAGTCCGCTACCGGCGCATTGCGATCAGGCGGCACTGATATGATGCTGGCCGACAATCAGCGCATGAATACCCTATCCGCTTACCAGAACGCAATGGGAGGGCTCCAGGGTCTTGCCAGCCTGCCCTCAAACGCAAATCAGATCGCAAGCGGAATGGCGGGCATTGGCCAGACTCAGCGCCAGGGCACCATCGGCGCAGCCCAGTCCAGTATTGCCGGCAAGCAAGCGGCTTTCGATGAAACAATGGGGCTGGTCAAGATGGGCGCGGCTGCATTCTCTGACGTTCGCCTAAAAGACAACATTCAACCAGCCGGTGAACGCTTCGGCCATAGCTGGTTCACATGGGACTGGAACGACACGGCCCGCGCTCTCGGCCTATCTGGAAGCTCTGAGGGTGTGATTGCCGATATGGTTAAGCCTGTACGCCCCGACCTCGTTGGAGAGCGTGACGGGTACCTGACAGTGAACTACCGCGATATGGAGAGCCAGTATGCAGGATAACCAGTTCTATGTTCAGCCAGCGAAATACGACTGGAGCGGTGGAGGGAGCGAAAACCCAGACAAGCGGCTTTCAGGCTTAATGGGCCTGAACCAGCAACCACAACAGCCAAATGCCTTCGCATCGCAGACCCCCGGCGCACCGCAGCAGCCTGGCCGGGTTGACGCCTCCAGCATGGGACAAGACCCCATAGGTGGCGAAGGTGAAATGGACGGGGATTTCTTCAGTATGCTTGCGGCTAACATCGCCAGCGCGTTCGGGGGCAGCTAATGGCCAATCGTGAGTTTTACGTTCAGCCCGCAGACTACGGCAGCGGATGGCGCGAAGGCGCGGCCATGATTGGCGACTACCGACAAAAGCAAGACCAGCAAGCGTATCAGGAGGCGGCAAAGAAAGCGGCAACCGAAGCTATGCAGTCGGGCGACCCTCGAAAGATTCGTGAGGCGGTGATTCAGTTCCCTGAGATCGCCAAAACCATGACCGATATGTTTGGCTTCACGAATGACCAGACAAAACAGGTCGCCAAAGAAGCCTATCGAAAAGCGCTGTCTGATCCGCAGAACGCAGGGCGGCATCTGCAAGACGGCATTAGCCAGGTAACGCAGTTCGGTGGCAGGCCGAACACTATGGCCGCAGACCTGCAAATGTTCCAGCAAAACCCCGAGGCGGGGCTAAAGAACATGCGAGTCGGCTATGCGGGCATTGCGTCAGAGGAAGAATATGGCGCCATGTTTGGCGAAGATGAAGGCATGGGCGGGCCTACCCCGGCAGCAATTCGAGTCTTTGAGGCCAACGCAAAAGCCGCTGGACTGGAGCCTGGCACCCCTGAATATATAAGGGCGGCACAGATTGAGCTTGGGCTTCAGCCTCGCGCCGGTATATCCGCGCAAGAAAGAATAGCCGGCGACCCGTCACTGAGCACTCAGGTCGCAGCCAGTGGCGCACAACAGGCGGGAGCGTCCGAGGGCGCAAGGCTAAACGCGCAGCTTGCGACAAAGCCAGCCATTGAAGGCGCTGTAACCACCGCAAGAGTTACTGCCGAGGGTCAGGCTAGGTCAACCAATCCAGAAGCACAAAAAGCCATTCAGATGGAGATCACGAGCGCCAGAGACACAATCGCTCAGATTGACAACCTGACATCGAATGACGACTACCTAAATGCAATCTCAGGCATTCGCGGAAAGCTCACACCGATTCCAGGCACGCCAGGCTTTGATGCCGAGGTAGCATTCAATCAATTTAAAGACAGCCTAACCCTTGAGAACCTTGGAAAAATGTCAGGCGTACTTACTGATAGGGATATTCAGTTGCTGAGCAGTGCAGCGAGCGGTCTAGCCTTGGGCATGTCACGCGCTGCCCTAGAGTCTCGCATGGCAATCATTAGAGGCGTACTAGAGAGCAAGTCAGCAAGTGCGCGAGCTAAGTTGGAAAAAATGATGGGCGGTGAAGTTCAGGCACCAGCCGGCCAGCCCCCGCAGCGAATCCGCCTTGATGCCAACGGGAATATAATCCAATGATCGAAGTTGAGCTCCCAGATGGTCGCATAGTCGAGATCGACACTGACGACCCGCAGCAGGCGGCAAAGGCCGCGCAAAAGTTTATGCAGAGCCAGCCAGCCACTGAGGCCCCGCAAGATGCCCCTATGCCTGAAGGGAGCTTTGCCGACTCCATTATTGAGCCAATCCAGGCGATAGCCGGTGGAATGGCTACTCAGGCAGTATCCGGCTTATCGGGCATTGCAGGCGCTGTGATGCCAGGGCCGCAAGGCCAAGGGCTTGCCACCATGCAGCAAACGCAACAGGCATTGCCAGACTTTGCCCCTGAGACTCAAGCAGGGCAGCGAGGGATGCAGACAGTGGGCGATCTGATAGAGCGGGGCGTTGACCTTGTAAACTTCCCCATATCGGGGCTTGCTGGGCTTGCCGAGCTTATTGGCAGCGGCGGAAATATCGACAGCGCAGCAAGCGTGGTTGGTCGCGTTCAAGAAGAAGGTGTAGGCCCGATGATGGGCGATGCCGTTCTTGAGTCCACAGGATCGCCGGCACTGGCTACAGCGGCAAGCATGGCACCCGACATTGCCGGGGCGGTTGCAGGTTTTAAGGGCGGGCAGATTGCAAGTAAGCCAGCTATCGCAAAGCTGAAGCAAATGGCCGATGCCAGAAAGCAAAAAATCCTTTTAACGCCTGACGGTGAGTTATCGCCTGTTTTTGAAAGGGCATTGAAGCGAGAAGGTATAACACTTGATGCCATTGTTGACGATATTCAAGCGCTGCCGGAGATAGCCGACCCCAGGCAGGCTGTCAGAGATCTGATTAAGAAAAAGATCCAGCGCGGCGATACTGATGGCGCTTTAGCCACAAAGCGCCTTGATACGATGGGCAACATTGTTGATGACCCGCTAGGCGCTGCGGCAGTCAAGCAGGGATTTGCGCCGGGTGATGTGCAAGCTATAAAGAATGCAAAGCTTGGCAGCAATAGAGCCATGCAGGAAATGGTACGGATTAATCAGTCTATCTTTGATAACACTCGACGTGCCGTTGATATTCAACCTACCGACGTTATCGGGCGCTCTGCAATAGGCCGGTTTAATCACATACGCGACACGGCGAACCGGGCCAGCCAGGAACTAGATTCTATTGCCAGCAGCCAGCTAAAAGGCCAGCAGATAGATTCTGCGCGTGTTACTGACGCCTTTTACCAGCAGTTAGCCAATCGTGACATAAAGATAGATGCGTCAACCTTTCCGCCTAAGCTGGACTTTAAAGGTTCAGCCATATCAAAGAGCCGGGCAGATCAGCGTGTTGTGCAAGATACGCTAGACCTTCTGTCAGAAGATGAAGTGGTTGACGCACTCAGAGCACACAAGTTGAAGCGCCAACTGGACCGGATGATTGACTACAAGAAGGGGAAGCCTGGAGAGCTAACACCCGACGGTGAGCGGGTGGCCAAATCAATCAGAAAAGCTCTTAACGATTCTATCCGCGATGTTAACGATGACTACGCACGAGTTAACGATACGCTCAGCCAGTCTCTGACGGCCATAGGCGACTTTAAGGATGTTCTAGGGCCATCCATTAACCCATTTGCCGAGGGAGCCGAGAAAGCCGTAGGACGCGATCTGAGGGGCTTGCTCAGTAACCGAAAAACTCAAACCAAGCTAGAGAATGCGGTCAGACAACTGGACGAGGTGGCCAAAGACCTCGGCGGCGAATTTACTGACGATATTGGCGACCTGGTGAACTTTAACGGCATACTTCAGGGTCGCTTTGGGTCTACTCGTCGAGAGTCATTTGCTGGTCAGATAGGGTCAGAGATAAGCCGTAACGCAAACACCGCACTAGAAGGCAAAGCCGGATTGACTCGAATGGCGATTGATAAAGCCGGGGAAGGCATCGAGGCAGCACGAAACATCAACGACCAAGAAGCGTTTAAGGCAATTAATAGACTTTTGAGGGAAAGACAATGACCCCAATTCAGACCAATAAGCCCGTGTTTTTCGACTCAGAAGGCGAGCCCCTGAACGGGTCCATCTTCATTGGCCAGCCCGACCAAGACCCACGCGCATCACCAAAAACCGTGACGCTTCGTGATTCGGGCGGCGTCGAGTTCCCCGCAGGCACGAAACTGAACGTCAACGATGGCCGCATCACTTACAACGGAAAGCCCATCATTGCGCTCGTTGACGGCAACTACTCCATGCTGACGCTGGACGAGTCGGGCGCCCAGGTGGATTACTCGCCGCTGGTAGAAGTGCCGGGAGGTAGTGGCGCCGACTTTACTGGCGTAATTCGCTTCGGCCTGACGCTGACCAACATCAAAGCCTTTGACGTGTCTGTGGGTGACGCTGTGCGCAATATCGGCAAGGTTACGGCCACCGATGGCGAGGGCAAGGACTGGCTTGTAACGAGCAATACGGGGTCATCTGGCGATGACGTGGATTTGATTGATTTCAGCAACGGCTTGCAGGGCCAGAGCTACACCATCGCATAAGGAGTCATAATGGCCACGGTACAAAGCTACCCCGTCCGACCGTTCACCGAGCAGCAAAAATTCTTTGTTTATGACCCGGCATCAAAAACCAGCTCACTCGTGACCGGTGCGGATATTAAGCAATCCATTCAGGCAGGTGAGTCTGCCGTTGTCGCAACCTCAACATTTAAAGCACTGAAAACAGAAAGCTACAAAGTTGGCACGATTGTCCAGACTTCTGGCGGCGAAGCGATCGCTGACGAATCGAATGGCCTGTACGTCATTCAACCCCCAGGCAGTGGCGGCACCGTAATATTCAACGGCAACGAGGCCGTGGAGCTTCCGCTGGTTAACTTTGTAGTATCAGACGCATCTAGTGCCACAGTTGTGAATGACGCCGGTACACGCACGATAGAGGTGCTGGCCGATGCGGTAGACCTTAAAATATTCCGCGCCACGAATGCCGCTGCCGTTGCAGCACTTCCGGCAGTCGCAGGCTATCAAGTGCTCATGTCCGGCGCCCCCTCCGGCCTCTTTGAGTTCTCCACAACCAACTTTGCCTCAGCCGTTGGCAATGACCCCGGCAAGCTCGTTTACATCCCGCCATCGTCTGACGCGACGGGTGCGAGTGGTGCGTGGGTGAAAAAAAGCGGCACTGAAGTTGGCGAGGTCATTACGTTCGCCGGTAATGCCGCGTCGCTGAACCGAAAGTATGGCCAAGGCTGGCGCATTGCTGATGGCACTGACGGCACGCCAAATCTAACAGACGCTTTCCCGAAGTTCGGCACGTTCGTGCAGAAGTCAGATACAGGTGGCGCGAAAACTATTACGCCCGCGGGCTCTGTTTCGGTGGCCAATCACACGCTATCAGTTGCGCAAATGCCATCTCACGATCACCCGGTGCCAATGTATGTCGGCAGTGGCGCGTTTGGTAGACCATTACACCAAGGCGGCGCCTCAACAAGCAATGCAAGCACCAGTGGCGCAGGAAGTAACGGCGCTCACGCTCACGGCGCATCCTTTAGCGGCTCTAACCACACCAACGAACCCCAATTTACCTACCTCGTTCCCCTCTACTTCACCGGCGTTGCTGGCTCTTACTCATAAGGACTGACTATGATTGTCACCATGATTACAGAAGATAGCTCGATTACAGTTGACGGCGACCAGATAAAGGTTCCGGTTGCTGCGGATTTGGGCGAGTGGGCTGTTCAGTTTGACGGTGAAAGTGCAGAGGTGGAATACAGCGACAACCGGCCCAACGAAGTGATTAATGCGGCCACTTTCTATGCCCGATACCAGTCAGACATTGACGTACACGCGGCGGCTCGATTGGCACTGAATGAAGCCGAAGCGCTGGCAAGTATACCCACCACAGCGCAACTCATCGCACAACTAACGGCAGAGCGGAAGTTGCAAGAGCAGCAAGGTGTAACCGTTAACGACATACGATACGCGGGCGACCCCAGTAACCGGCAGGCAATAGCCGAGGCCATGCAATTTATGGCCGACGCTGAAGCAACCGAGTTCCCGGTATGGAAAGACTCTGACGATGTGTTTCACGCTAATCACCCACTGACCGATGTAGTTGGCGCCTACCGGGCCATTGGAGTGCGCCGTGTGCAGCTTATCGCAGCAGAAGGTCAGTATGCCGCGCAGGTGGTTGACGGCTCGCTGACAGAGGTCACAGGGCTAACTTGGCCGCAATAATTGAGGCATGAACCATGAGCAACCCAATCACCCGAAGCGCCGCTTGGCGCTTTTTTTATGTGCGAATTTATCGCCGGCTGAAGCTGGCCTGGCTGCTGCTTCGCGCCTACGTGTTCAATCTGTTGGTTGCCGGTGATACGTTTCTGAATACCGTCATCGGTGGTGATCCCGGAGAAACCATCAGCTCACGCATGGGCAAAGGTAAGCTAAAAGGCCAGCCGGTGCATACCTTCCTTAGCCGTGTGATTGATGCCGTGTTCAAGGTTCTGTTCAACGAGTCTGACCACTGCGTTAACGCCATCCAGCACGACGAGGGCAAGGGTGCGATTTCAGAGGTTATCAACCGCTACCGGGCTGGGAATAAGCACCTCTGGAAACCTTAAAGGTGCCAATGTAAGGGCTTGAGCCTCCATCCTTGTCGGCATCTCTAGCGAGCGCATTAAATGACGCATCCATAATGCTGTCTGTTAATTTAGCGCCATTAAAGTTTATGCAATCGTTGAGTTGATCGTTTAGTGCGCACTCCAATTCCGCAATCCTTTCCTCAAGCTCGATGATTGTCTTGGTAATCCATGGCCCATTATCCGGCATTGTCAGTCCCTCCAGTCTTGCTGGCCTCGTTGCGCAGAATCAAATCACGCTCGTAATCCCAGCTATTCATGGGCGTATGATTTGGCTGGCTGCTATGCCGATACATTTCCTCGCCGCACATACACACCCCGGTCTCAACGGGAGCCTGATTGATAAATGATTCAAGCTCAGCCACCCGCGCCTGCAAGCGCTCATTCTCTGCAATCAGCCCCACATTTACTTTGCCGTTATCGGTGACAACAGGCAGCGTATCAGCCCGCACATACTTCACCGCTTCCTCCGGGTCACAGTGATCTGACGGGGCGCTTGACTCGCACCACACCATGCCGGGGTAGCCCTCGATGTCTTCGCCGGGGATTAGATATATAATCTCGGGAGTGCTCATTCGCTTTGCTCCTGCTTTGATCCATGCAGCGGGCAATCTTGCCATTTAACCTCGCCGCAAAGGCATACA